GTAAGTACGCTTGCTTTTAAGTTCCACCAAGGAGCAGGCGCCGGCTCGATAGGCTGCGAGGTCGAGCAATCACCGACCATTACCGCAGATTGGCACAACCCTGCAATCTGCATGGCTACTGGTCAGGCAAACGCCGAGGTGATGGGGGGGGTGTCTCCGACATTGAGCTGCGCCCATGAGCAGCCGATCGTGTGCATGTCAAACGACACGAGCAACTGCGGCATCAATGACGACCTCTGCGCGACATTGAGAGCGGGGGGGGCGTGCCGCCCTTCATAGCGACATCGTCGGAGCGCTATGCGCTAGAGACTGCAAGGGAGTAGGTACGCAGTATGTCCAGGAAGGTAAGCTGATATGCGAGCGCAGGTATTGAAGGTACGGGGGGGGTGTGACACATATATGAAACGCGATGGGACGCAAGGAACGGCTGGGAAGGGAGCGCTTGTCGGTGACGATGTGGCGTTCACAGTGGCGGCAACCCAAGACCAGACTCTCATCGACGGCTACGTCGTGCGTCGGCTCACGCCGAGGGAGTGCGAACGCCTGCAAGGGTTCCCGGACGATTGGACGCTCATAGACTTCAAGGGAAAACCCGCACCCGACGGCAGACGATACAAAGCCATAGGAAACTCATGGGCAGTACCGTGTGCCCGATGGGTTGGCGAGAGGATAGACATGGTAGACAAACTCATGGAGGAGGTCAGATGAACAGTAAGGAATGCGCCAACGAGGTGGGGAGGTTCACCAAGTACGAGGACGAGGCGTGGTGCGAGGGCTTCTTGGAGGCGTGGAACGCCCAAGCCGCCCTCAAAGCCGAGACGCAGGAGCGCATCGAGGAGCTGCAAACCCTGCTGGAGGAGACGCTCAAGCAGCTCGCCAGCATGGATGCCAGCTTCAAGCTGCTCGCCGACATGGTGAGGGAAGGACGGTAATATGAGAGCGGAGGACAGCGCCAAGTGGCTCAGACGCATAAGGTGGAGGCAGAAGGAAATCGCAGTACTCAAGGAGCGCGTGTCCACGCTGGACGGCATGATGCGGGGGCTGGACTACTCCATGCCCCGCGTCGCCGCCCCGCCCAACCTCGATGCCATCCCCGACTACGTGATAGCCTTGGAGGAGGCAAAGACCAGATACGCCGATCTGGTCGAGGAGTACGCGCAGGAGGTGAGGGAGTGCCACGACGCGATCTACCGTCTGGAGAACCCGTTGCACCGAATGGTGCTGGAGATGTACTACCTCGACTGCAAGTCATGGCGCGAGGTGAGCCGCGAGCTGAACTACTCCGAGGAGTATCTGTGGGAGGTTTCGCTGGCTGCGCGTGAGCTTCTTTGGTGGCATATACCGCTCGAATGGCGTACTACCTAGATAATCCTAGTTCGACCTGTGTTATCCTATAAGATGGAACAGAACACGACGAGACCCCGCTTCGGCGGGGTTTTTCTTTTGGGGTGAGACATGAAGCGCAAGCTGTCGCTGGCAGAATTGGCAGAGGTCAAGCGCCGACGGTATAACTGCGACTACAAGCGCCTCATGGTGGAACCCCCGAGGGTCGGGAGACGCCACGGCTGGGGCATGAGCCTCTTCGAGCAGTATGAGCGCCAATCCGCGTTACGCTAACGGCAACGCCCGCCGCAAGCTCCGGGAGAGGTGGAAGGCCATCGGGGCACCATGCGGGATATGCGGGAGGCCCATCGACTACGACCTAGGGATGGTGACAGACCCGCTGACCGGGAAGCGCAGGCCGCACCCGATGAGCTTCGTCGTGGATGAGATCGTGCCGATAAAGTACGGGGGGCAGTCGACGTTCGAGAACACGAGACCCGCCCACTACCAGTGCAACGCACGGCGCGGCGCTGGAGATCGTGCGAAACCCGCCCTGCGGGACGCGCTGCCGCAACCTGAAAGCGAGTGGTAGGGGGGAGGCGGTCTCCCCAAGGCAGAGGCGCGGGCCCCTCGGTAGCGCCTTTTTACACACAAGGAGAATTTCGGATGGCTGAACAGGGCAGACTGGAGAAGTTGAAGCGGCTGGAGACCGAACTCCGCGCAGCCCTCGATGAAGCCGACCCGCGCAGCATCGCATCCATCGCACGGCAGTACCGCGAGACCATCAGAGAGATAGACGAACTGGAGAAGGATGACGGAGACCTCGACGAGATCGCCCGCATACTCGCTGACAGGCAGTCAAGAGCCGACGCATCTAATCGAGCCTGATTACCTGACCAGCGAGTGGGAGAGCTGCCACGACATAAACGCCGTCGGCAAGCTCAACCTCTTGGAGTGGCAGGACCGCATCCTCAAAGGCTGGCTCGGCATCAACGAGATGGGCAGATGGGCTGCGCAGACGTGCGGCGGGTCCATCCCGAGGCAGAACGGCAAGACGCTCGGCGTGGTGGTTCCCCGCTGCAACTACGGCATGATAGCCCACGGCGAGGAGATAATCTACACGAGCCACTTGCAGAAAACGTCCACGGAGACCTTCGAGAGCATAGCGTCGTTCTTCGACCGCAAGGCCCTCAAGAAGTACGTCAAGGATATAAAGACCGCGCTCGGCAGGGAACAGGTCATACTGAACAACGGCGGGCGCATCAAGTTCCTCGCACGCACTAGGAACGGCGGTCGAGGGCAGCACGGCGACCTGCTGATTTTCGATGAGGCATTGGAGCTCGACGCCGACAGTCAAGCGTCGTTCCTCCCCGCCATCTCCGCGAGTTCCAACCCGCAGGTCATATACATATCGACCCCGCCGACAGCCAAGAGCGACTGCGGCGTGTTCAGGGATATACGGAAACGCGCCCTCTCGGGAGAGACCGACCGCATGGCATGGTGCGAGTGGTCGGTGGACGAGATCGGCGACGTGAAGGACAGGAAACGGTGGTACGCCACCAACCCCTCGCTGGGAATACTCATCCAAGAATCGACCGTCGAGGCCGAGTGCGAGCAGATGGACGCGGACACGTTCGCCCGCGAGAGACTGGGATGGTGGTCTAAGACGCTGACAGAGCAGGCAGAGCACGTGATAGACGTTTCCGACTGGAACGCCTGCAAGGTGGATTCAGCGCCCGACGGCCTTATCGTCTACGCGGTGAAGTTCTCGCCCGACGGCTCGATAGGGACGCTGGCGAAATGCACCAAGCCAGAAAACGGCAAGCCGTTCGTCTACGTCGTGGACGCACGCTCCATGTCGGGCGGGCTGTCGTGGTTCGCCGACAACCTCGCGGCTAGGAAGGACAAGGCCGCGCAGATAGTCATCGACGGGCAGTCGAACGCGCAGGCGCTGAACGACATACTCCTCGACAGGGGCGTGCCGCCCAAAGTGATAAAGCGCCCCAACACGTCGGACGTGATAGCGTCCAACTCGGCATTGGTGAACGCGGTGAAGACCAGGGACGTGACCCACTACGGTCAGCCCGCGCTGGATGATTCGGCAACAAAGACGATTCGCCGCCGCATCGGTCAGAACGGCGGCTTCGGCTTCGCATCCACGGACGACGCGGACGCGACCTTGATAGAGGCGTGCGCTTTGGCATACCGCGAAGCCATGATAACGAAACGCAAACCCGGACGAAAGGCGGTCGTGTTTTGAGCGAAACGACTATGACCTACCCGAACGGTAAAGGCGGGCAGAAGGTGAACGACCTTCCGCGCCCCAACACATGGAGGCCGCTGCCCGTATACCACGTGCCCTCTTTGAACTTCGGGAACGACATCCCCGCCGAGTACGTGGACATGATGGACGACTGCCTCCACCTATGGGCGGCAAAATTAATCCGCAACCAACTCAAATACCGCTACTACAACGGGCGCAACGTCCTCAAGGACTTCGGCATCTCCATCCCGCCCTCACTGCTCACCGTGGAGACCGTAGTGGGATGGCCGCAGAAAGCAGTGGACAGCATGGCGGTCAGGTGCCGCTTCGACGGCTTCAAGTCGGGCGACCCCGACGCGCAGCGGATGCTCGATGAAATCTCGCAGCGTTCGCGTTTGAATGTCAAATTCAGGCAGACCGCCGAGAGCACGCTCATCCATTCCTGCGCGTTCGCAACCGTCACGATGGACGAGCACGGCAGCAGACTTGACTTCTATTCAGCGGAGAACGCGGCGGCTCGATGGGACGATGCACAGGGCAGAATCGCCTACGGCATCACCATCGATTTGTACGACGACGGTATGCCCGTCGCATTGACGCTCTACACCTCCGACGCTGTGGTCAAGGCGTGGGACACCGGCGCGAACTTCTGGGACTGGGCGTACCAGCCCATCGCCATGGGCAGACCCACGATGGTCAGCTTCGCCTACCGACCGACCTTCCGCAAGCCGTTCGGGCAGAGCCGCATCACCCGCGCCGTCATGTCCATCACCGACTCGGCGGTCAGGGAGGCGCTGCGCACGGAAATCAGCGCGGAGTTCTTCACCAGCCCGCAGAAGTTCCTGCTCGGTGCCGACCGCGAAGCCTTTGAGAAAACCACCAAGTGGGAGGCTTACATCGGCAACATCTTCGCCGTCGGGCGCGACGAGAACGGCGACCTGCCGCAGTTCGGGCAGCTCTCGCAGGGCAGCATGCAACCGCACACGGAGTACATGCGCAGCTTGGCTGCGCGTTTCAGCGGCGAGACGAACGTGCCCATCTCCAACTTGGGCGTGATACACGACCAGCCCGCCAGCGCGGAGGCAATCTACGCCGCCAACGAGCCTCTCATCATAGAGTGCGAGGACTTCAACGACGGCGCACGCGACAGCCTGCGCATATTGGCTCTCATGGCTATGGCAGCGGAACTCGACACGCCGCTTGCTGACCTGGACGACAGATACCGCGACTTCACGGTCAACTTCGCCAACCCCGCGATGCCGAGCATCGTCAGCCAGACGGACGCGATGGTAAAGATCGCGGCGACCGTCCCCGGCTTCGCTGGCACCGACACCTTCTGGGAGCAGATCGGCTTCCCCGAGGACATGCGCCGCAAGGTGGAGAGCGAGATCAACCGCAACCAAGGCGGCTTCGTGCTGACGCAGCTCATGAGCCAAGCGAGTGAGTGATGGCTTCACCGACCTACAACGACGTATGGACATACGCCCACACGCTCCAAGGCGTGAGCCAGCAGGCGCGTGACGCTTTCCTCGTCGCGGCTGCGGAGGTGGACTTCTCCGACTGGGCAGAAGCAGCCGAGCAGCTACGGCAGATAGCCATGGCCGTCACGGACGCATACGGGCTGGCGGCTGGCGAACTCGGGGCGCAGTGGTACGAGTACTGCCGCGCCATGAAGTACGGCAGCGGATACCGCGCCATCGTCGGCACCACTTCGCGGTACGGCATCAAGTCTGACTGCGACACGGTGATTGACAAGCTCTTCAAGGGCACGATCACCGAGGACGCGCTCATCGGCGCATTGGCTGGCGTGGTGGTAGACCACATACAGACGCGGGCGCGTGACGTTATCGAGGACAACCTCGACATCGAGTACAAGGCGGCGCGTGCGAGCGGCAACGACCGCTTCGCGGACGAGATAGGCTATGCGCGTGTCCCCAACGCTGGGGCGTGCGCTTTCTGCATCATGCTCGCGTCCCGAGGTTTCGTGTACCGTTCGGAGTACACAGCCACAACGTCCAAACGGACGGGCGACAGGTACCACGAGCACTGCACGTGCACGGCGGTTCCGTTCCATCAAGCGGGAACCATCAAGGGCTACGGAAAGAAGCTCGCGCAGTACGAGGATACCTACCTCGATGCGAGGAGCATGTGGAAATCGGGCAACATGCCCGACGAACTCAAGCAGCGCATCGACACCGCGAGAGCGGAGCACGCGCAGAAGGTCGCCGACGGTCAGGCATGGGACAAGTGGAGCGACGATAACGAGATAACGATTGTGATGCGCTGGCAGAACCCGGGAATGCACTAGGGAGGAACATGAGGCACGTCGTCTACGCGGGAACGCGCAACCTCTACGAGCAGATGGTATGGGCTGCGAAGTCGCTGCTCTACCACACGCCCTGTCAGGTGCACTTCCTCATCGAGGACGACGTGTTCCCCTACGAGCTGCCCGAGTGCGTGGACACCATAAACGTGTCGCAGTACATCGAGGACACGTTCTTCAAGACGGGGCCGAACTACAAGACGCACTTCACGCCGATGGTATTGGTCAGAGCGTGCTACTGCACGCTGTTCCCCGACGT